GAATATGGATGGGAAAAACTTTTCTCTGAGCGACTCTTTTTCGCTTATCATCGTAATCATGGGATCCCTGTTCGGGTTGCTCGTTATCACAACATCTTTGGTCCTGAAGGAACCTGGGAAGGTGGAAGAGAAAAAGCACCCGCAGCGATCTGCCGCAAGGTGGCCTATCTTCCAGTCGCAGGAGGAAAAATCGAGGTGTGGGGAGACGGTTTACAGACTCGTTCCTTCCTGTACATTGACGAATGCATCGAAGCAACTCGCAGAATGATGGATAGTGATTTCATGGGTCCAGTGAATATTGGATCTGAAGAAATGGTTACTATCAATCAACTTGTGGATACTGCTGCAAAGGTAGCAAACAAATATGTTGATAAAGAACATATTTTAAATGCACCATTGGGTGTCCGTGGTCGCAATAGTAACAACGATCTTATTCGTTCTAAGTTAGGATGGGACTACTCCATGACTCTCGAAGAGGGTATTGCTAAAACATACGCATGGATTAACGAACAAATTGAGAAAAAACACGCTGAACAATGAACCGCATTGAAAACTATTCTGAACTCGAAACACGTATCGTTTCTTGGTTAAAGGACTACGCAGAACAATTTAATATTAAAGCATTTGTTATTGGTGTCTCTGGAGGTATTGACTCTGCAGTGTCATCAACTCTTGCTGCTAAGACTGGTCTTCCTGTGTACGCACTGGGAATGCCAATCTATCAAAAGGAAGAACAAGAAACTCTTTCTGATGCTCACCTTGAGTGGCTTGAATCAAACTTTAGTAACGTTGTAGTTCAAAAGTTTGATCTTTCAAAAGTGTTTAATACCTTTGAATTCACCATGCGCGAATTTGGTGCTGACAAACACGCTCTTGCAAACAGTCGTTCACGTCTTCGCATGGTAACTCTTTATCAAGTTGCTACAACTGTCGGTGGTATTGTAGTGGGTACTGGTAACAAGGTTGAAGATTATGGTGTCGGGTTCTATACTAAATATGGTGACGGGGGAGTTGACATTGCTCCTATCGCAGATCTGTATAAGACTGAAGTATGGGAACTTGGCAAACACTTTGGCGTAGACGAACGTATTATTAACGCTGCTCCTACAGATGGTCTGTGGGATGATGGTAGAACGGATGAAGATCAACTTGGAGCTTCATATGTTCAACTGGAAGAAGCAATGGAGTACGGAACTGGTCCTGGTGTCGAAGTTCTTCAGAAATTCAACTCCCAAAACAAACATAAAATGGAACCTATCCCAACATTTACCCTATGAAAATTGGTCTGATTGGAGCAGGCAGACTTGGCATCTGCCTTGCTCTGCTTTTAGAAAAAGCAGGTTATGAAGTTGTTGTTTCTGATTGTCGTCACGATTACGTCATTGGATTGAACAATAGAGTCATTACTACTAGTGAGCCTGAAGTTGCAGAACTGCTTGATAATTCCAAAAACTTTACAGCAGTAACTGACAATTTTGAAGTCATTAAAAATTGTGATTTTATCTTCACACTTGTTGCAACACCATCTCTTCCTAGCGGAGATTATGATGTGAGTTCTGTATGGCAAGTTGTTGAAGATTTTAAGAATGCAGAATTTTCTGTTCGTGGAAAAACTCTGATCGTTGGATGTACCACAAATCCTGGAGATTGTGATTTATTCCAAGATGCATTGGAAGAGGCGGGTGTAAATGTTTTTTACAATCCAGAGTTCATTGCACAAGGTACAATCGTTAGAGATCTTCAAAGAGCCGATATGGTTCTGATTGGTGGGTATGATAATGATGTGTATGATATCCTTGCACAGATGTATCATGCTATTCAAGTAACAGAACCAAAGATTAATTTCATGTCTCCAAAAGCAGCGGAGATTGTAAAACTTGCAACGAATTGTTTCCTTACAACCAAGATCAGTTATGCAAATATGCTTGGTGAAGTTATGACTCTTGCTGGTTTGGAAGACGAGATTGAAACTGTTCTTGGTGCTATTGGTGATGATAGTCGAGTAGGAAGAAAGTTCCTCAAGTATGGTTATGGGTATGGTGGTCCATGTTTGCCAAGAGACAATCGCTCGTTCGCAGCCTTTGCTAAGAAGATGGGTCTTGTTTACAACCTTGGATATACGACAGATAATTTCAACGATGAACATGCAATCTTCTTAACAAATTATTTCATGAAGAAGAATGTGAATAATCTTCCATTCGCTTTTCACTATGTTTCTTATAAAGAGGGAACTGATATCATCACAGAAAGTCAACAATATCGTCTGGGTTTAAATCTTTTAAACCATGGGTATAAAGTTTATGTTGTTGAAGACTATGTAAAATCTCAATGTGATGATAGAATTATCTTTGGTATTCCTAACGAAGAAGTATTCTGGGTTGAGTTATGATTGGTTATAATCGATTGGGTATTAATGGAAGATTTGGTAATCAACTCTTCCAGTATGCTGCCCTTCGTGGCATCGCGGCTAAACATGGTTATGAGTGGTGTATTCCTGAAGACGGTACTCGTACTGCTAACTATGGAATTCATCATCCGTTTAAACTGAAGCATCTTAAGAACATTGGTGAAGTGCCTTATCCAACTAGAGATGAGGCACATTTTCATTTCGATGAAGATCTTCTTGAAACTTTTACTGACAATACAAACCTTGATGGTTATCTTCAGTCCGAAAAATACTTTAAGCATATTGAAGATGAGATACGTGAAGACTTTGAATTTATTGATGAGATTCAAAACCCATGTAAAGAATTTGTAGATCAGTTTGATGAGATAATTTTCCTTCATGTTCGTCGTGGCGATAATGTTGGCAGAGAACATCTGCATCCAGTTCCTACCTTTGATTATTATCGTAAGGCTTTGGAACATTTTGATGACGATGCAATGGTTTTAATTTGCAGCGATGATGTTGCTTGGTGTAAGGAGCAAGAATTTTTCTCTGGCGAAAGGTTCTTAATTAACGAAAGTGTGCAACAATATTCTCATAAGTGTATGGAAGGTGATGGGGTTTACAGAAACTCTTTTATCCCCTATACTGATCTATGTTTGATGAGTCTTTGTAACGGTGCTATTATTTCTCCCAGCACATTAAGTTGGTGGGGAGCATGGTTGCAAAAGAATCGTACAAATCCCGTGGTTGCACCAGACCCTTGGTTTGGTCCCGAACTTTTAAAAGATAACGACACTAAAGATTTACTTCCCGATGATTGGATTAAATTATCTTGGTAGGATGGGGCAACTGGGAAACCAGATGTTCCAATATGCTGCTCTCAGGGGCATTGCTGCTAAACATGGATATGGATATACCATTCCAGATCATAATGAAAAGATTAAAGATTCTCTGGGCAATATCCTGAGAATTGAATTATTTGATGTGTTTGATATTCATCCAGAACAAACTGGATATCTATTAGCTGACGGTGTAAGATCTGAAGTTGATTTTCATTTTGATGAAGATCTTCTTGAGAACTGTCCAGACAATGTTACTATCGTTGGATATTTTCAAACTGAAAAATATTTCAAACATATTGAAGATCAAATCAGGAATGAATTTACATTTAAACCAGAGTATCTGGAATCTTGTGAACCGCATAGATCTCAAATGCAGGGATCTATTGCACTCCACATTCGTCGAGGTGATTTCCTGATCAATAATTTAAATCATCATAATCTTTCTATGAAGTATTATGAAAATGCATTGAATGAATTTTCTGATGATCGAAATGTAGTTATATTTTCTGATGATCCTGCTTGGTGTAAAGAACAAGAATTGTTTGCATCTGATAGATTTTCTGTATGTGAAAGTGGTAGTTCCTACGTTGACTTATGTCTGATGTCAATGTGTTCAGATTTTATTATTGCAAACTCTACATTTTCATGGTGGGGTGCATGGTTATCAAAAGTATCAGATAAGGTGGTTGTCTATCCATCGAAATGGTTTGGTCCTAACAATGCAAATAAATCGACGAAGGATTTGTTTCCTGAAGAATGGAGAATGGTAAATGAAAACTAATTTAAAAAATGTGGACTTTATTGTTCCACTAAGAATTGATACTGGAGATCGTCTGCGGAATGTAATTCTTTCTACGTCATATCTTTTACACCACTTTGATTGTACTGTAACGATTAAAGAGGTTGATTCTGAGCGTAGGTTTGAAACTTATGCTCTTCCCATTATTAAAAGGTTAGTAGATACTACAAATCTTAACTTCATCTTTGAAGAAGAAACTAGAACTGATGATGCATTTCATCGTACAAAAGTTCTTAATGATATGATCATGGATTCTAAGTGTGATATTGTAGTGAACTATGATACAGATCTTGTTCTTCCACTCGATACTTATACTAAGGCTGTAGAAATGCTTCAAGGTGAGTATGATGTAGTCTATCCATATCGCTATGGTAATCATGGTGAACGTAAAGTAAATCTTGGGTTTACAATTGAAACTCAAGATGATATGGACAACTTTGAGAAAGATGAGTTTGTATCTCGCTTTATCAAAGAATATGATTCAACCTGTTTTGATGAACGATTCTTCTACTATCCAAGCAACCAAGGAGAAGGTTGGGCTGAATATGGAATGGTACAGTTCTTCAACCGCAAAGTTTATATGGATGGATATCTGGAGAACGAAGGTTTTATTGCATATGCTCCAGAAGATTGTGAACGGCACCACAGATGGCAAACTTTAGGGTATAATATTGGTAGAGTAGATAATCACGCTTATCATTTGGAACATCAAAGAACTCAAAACTCTTGGTTCCATAATCCACATATGCAAAATAATAATGCTTTGTGGGAATACTTAAAAACACTTTCAAAAGAACAACTGATCGAATACTACGAGAACCAAGATTACGTTAGGGAGAGACTAAAATGACTTGGCATTTGGTAACATTTGCAAACGAAAAGTTTTTAGACAAACAAAAGTATCTTCATGATATTCATGAGGAAGAATTTTGTCATCATGCATATAATCGGGAATGGTTAGAAACCACAGATTTTTATGCTGAGAATAAAGAACTTCTTGATGCTCCAGTTGGAGCTGGGTGGTGGGCATGGAAACCCTATGTCATTTCTCAGGCAATGGAACACGCTGCAGATGGAGATTATATTCTCTACTGTGACTGTGGTGATATGTTTTCTCCTGGTTTGAGACTGTATGTTGAGAAGGAAATGAATAATACTGATGACATTTCAATGTTGCTAATCAGCAACAACATGAACGGTCAGTATACTAAACGCGACTGCTTCATTCTAATGAATTGTGATGAGGAAGACTATTGGAATGAGCGTCAACTTGAATGTGGTTTCATGGTTTGGAAAGTGACTGATGCAACAAGAACTGTAATGAGTGAGTGGCAGAAGTATTGTTTAGATCCTCGGATTATTAATAATGATCCAAGCACTGAAGGTGAAGAACTGGAAGGATTTGTTGCACACAGAAATGATCAGAGCGTTCTGACAAACCTTGCAATTCGAGATGGTTTGACTGTTGGTGGCCCTGAGTTCCGTAATTATGTTGAATGCGATTATGATTACTGGTATGAACGTGGCGGTGTAGGATTTGGTCGTCAGATCGATCAGTTCTTAAATGCGATTAAAGAAGATGCATAGTATTGTTCTTACGGTTCATAACAAAGACTGGTTAATCGAACGAGTCATCGAAGGTATCTACAAGTATACTGCAGAACCTTATGAACTTATCGTGGTTATTGATGGATGTACAGATAATTCTGAAAAGATTATCTGGGATTCTCTGAGTGGTACTCCTGTCAAACGAAAGTTTGTTCATGCTCCTAATGTTTTCGAAACAAAAGCAAATAACCTTGGTATGAAAATTGCTGAGGGTGATAAGATTATCATTGTCCAAGATGATATGATTATCAAAGAACAAGATTGGAATAAGAGATTAGAAAAACCATTCCGAGCCTTTGATGATGTGTTTGCAGTTACATCTAGAACAGCACATAACTGGGAGTTTAATCCCAACACACAACATTTGGGAATGGAAGAAGATCTTGATGACTGCTGGTGCGACATTGTAAATCATGTAGATCATGCAGATCGCAAACATGCATTACCTCGTGATGTATTTGCTGTTCGCTGTTCAGTCAACCGTGGACCACTCATGATTGATCATGAAGATTTAAAGAAACTTGATTATCTGGATGAAGCATTTGCACCACAAGATATGGATGATCATGATCTTTGCTATCGTGCATACAAACAACTTGGTAAAGTTGTTGGTGCATATTGGATTGATTATGAGAGTGAAGATTGTTGGGGAGGGACCAGAGTTGAAACTGGAAAACCTGCTCCATGGCTTTTAAAAGCAAATCATAAGAATACGAAGATCTTTTATGATCGCCATAAAGATCTAATAAATACGAGGAGAGTTGTTGAACATCGAGAGTTACCTTATGCGAATTGATATGGATAGGTGGGATGTGGCACAGACTACAGAATTTTCACATCATCAAGATTTAAGCAGAGAAGCGTATTCATATGCTTCTGAGTGTATTGCCAAGTATCTTGAAATTGATTATAAAGAAGACTTCAAAGATAAAGTTATTGTAGAAGTTGGAGCAGGTCCTAGAGGATCTATTCTTTTGACTGAAGGAAATTTTAAAAGAGGTATCATTATTGAACCTTTGATTGATCGTTGGCCTGCTGAGATTCGTCAGGACTACGAAGCAATTGGAGTAGAAATTATTGCAGCACCTTATGAAGATCTCGATATTGAAGAGCAAGTGGATGAGACTTGGTTCTTCAATGTTGTTCAACATGTTCTTGATCCACAGGAGCAACTTGAACTTGCAATGAAAACATCAAAAGTAGTTCGAGTGTTTGAAAGTATTGGAAGTGCAACTGATGAAGCACATCCACACTTTATTACCAAAGAAACATTCACTGATGTTCTTGGAGATTTTGGTAAGATCTATAAGGGTGGAAGTAATCCAGGATTCCACGGAGCTGATTGTTATTATGGAACGTGGTATGCGTCTGATAACGTTTAGTCTTTTTGGTGATAATCCTCTTTATTGTGAAGGAGCGGTAGAGAACGCAAGACTTGCAAAAGAAATCTATCCAGATTGGACTGCAAGATTTTATGTCGCAGAGGATACTCCAGAAGAGTATACTTGGAGACTCAAAGACTATGATGCTGAGGTTTATATTCGTCGTAGATATAGTCCTTATGATGCTTTGAATTGGAGATTTCTTCCTTTCATGGACGATACTGTAGAAGCATGGATCAGTAGAGACTGTGATAGTAGACTATCTTGGAGGGAGCGTAGGGCTGTTGATGAATGGTTAACGACTGATAAAGCATGTCATCTAATGAGAGACTGTCATAATCATGGTTATACAATTATGGCAGGAATGTTTGGAATTAATAATCCACTTTATCATCAAAGATATGGGAAATTGAATCTTGATGTCCCACATCAAAATAATAGAGAGGATGATCAATCTATTTTACATAGACATGTATGGCCTATGATTGCTTTTGATCATGTATGTCATGATCATTGGTCTAATACTCAACCCTCTGGACAACCAACTACTCAACCAGGAGATCATGTTCCTCACGATCAAGCGTATGGTGTTGGTTTGATTCCTTATATTACTGGTAATGTGAGAGATCAACTTTCGGAAATCTATCCTATTGGTCAAGATAACAGGCCATTCCCAGAGCATGAACCAATGGAGTATGGAATATTTGTTGGGCAGATTATTGAAGCGAATGGAACTCCAAGAATGAACACGGATGTTCGTTGGGAGTATGAATTGAGGGGTATTGCTTATGAGTAACTTTCATATTATCGGATCTGGTGGATGTGGATTTCTTCGTGCCAATTATCTTCTAAGAGACCACACTCCAATCAAATATAAAGGTGGAGGTCCTAAGTATCAAAATAGTTTTGAGACTTGGAGTGAAGGTAATGGATTGATCTGGGATGCAGAAAGTTTTTCAAAGGAAGAAAGAATTCGTAGAGTATCCTTTCATTTTGATCATGATCGAGATGGGTGGGTGATTCCAAACATTACACATTCATACTTAAAATATGTTCCTGAGTTCCTGGAATTTTATCCAGACATGAAGTTCTTGTGTCTACGTGGTAGAAGAGAGCACTCAATCAAGTCTTTAGCTATATCTTGGGGTTATCGCAATCCTTGCTACGTAAAGGATAGATCGATTGGATTTGGTCATAACCGATATGCTGTAAGTCAGTTTCCAAATTACAGTGATTCAAGAGATGAGTTTCATGCAACGGAAAGATATTGGGATGAGTATTATAAAATTGCAAATGAGTTGCAAGAGCAATACCCAAATAACTTTTTGATTGTAGATGCTCCAGAGTTTTTTGGTAATACTGAATATCAACTGTGTTGTTTGGGGTGGTTGGGAATTGATGTTCATATTGACAGTTCTCCAAAAGCAAAACATCTTCCAGTAGATTTTAACAATTGGACTATTAGTACAACACTGCATGGTGGACTTGGTAATAACTTATTTCAGATGGCAGAAGTTATTTCATTCTGCAAGAAGTTTAATCTGCCAGAGCCAAAGTTTGGTACATGGGATCTATGGAATGGTGGCAACTTATATCCACCATCATACAACTCTGACAAACTTCTTGGTGGACATGATGGAACTCATGCGGACATGAAAAAATATTTTCCCAATCTAAATTGGCAAGGCAATCTTTCCGCAACATTTGATACTAAGTTTGTTATCAATGACATGTTTAGATTTGGCTCTGTAGAAAATCTTGATGATGTTCGAGACATCTTAAGTGTTAATAAGAACGGCATATCTGGAACAGTTTCGTTACATCTAAGATTCTGCACTCGCCCAGCTGATGATCATGTTAATGGTTATGTTGACGATCAATTTTATGTAAACGTGTTTGAAAAGATTCCTTCAAAGAGTAGAGTTTATATCTTTGCGGATGATAACAACAGAGCAAAGAATAAACTTTCTTGGTTCAGAGAAAACTTTGATATGCATTTCGAAATATTTGGTGGGAATGCTTTTCAATCACTACAAAAGATGGTAGAATGTGAGTATCATATTTTGCATGTATCAACGTTTAGTTTTTGGTCCGCTTTCTTAGATTCAAATCAACCAAACGAAAAAGTATTTTATCCACAATCCTTTATTGGTACACACAGCCCAAACATGATTCCCTATAAAGAGTGGCAGATACTATGAACTGCATAATTTATCTTGTCAGATCAACTGATGAAGATGTAGAAATGTTTAATACGTCTCTTGCACTTCTTGAAGAGAATGTACTGAAGTTTACTTCTGCCGATGTAATTGCTTTCGTAGAAGATTCATTTTTTCCCTATGTGGAAAAGGTTCACACTAATTTGAATATCAAATATAACCTAGTCAAGTTTGATATTCCAGATTATCCGAACGAAATTGCACGTCACATACCAGAATTTTTTCCACACCCAACTCATGGAAATGGTCCTGTTGCCTGGGGGCATCCAGGATTTTCCATGGGGTATCGCCACATGTGTAGATTTTTCTCCGGCGAAATGTATAATCAAAGTATTATAAGAAATTATAATTATTACTTGAGATTAGACACAGATTCTTTTATACATACTCCATTGAATTATGATATTTTTGATTGGGCTGAAAGTAATCATTGTTATTATGGTTTTATTGCTCCTGCTGTTCAAACTGATAATCCAAAAGTAATTGAAGGATTGTGGGAATTTACAAACGACCTATACCCAAATCATATACCTGAGGGTATGATGTTCTATACTAATTTTGAATTGGGTAAAGTGGACTGGTTCTTGACAAGTCCCTACATGGAATTTTATAATAAGATTGGCGAACATGGTGGAATCTATACTAAGAGATGGGGTGATGCTCCTATTAAATTCTTAGGGGTCAATCTGTTCATGCCACAAGAAAACATTCAACCCGTCACGGGGTTTACTTATCAACACGGAGCCGTATATCAAGTCTAATGGATAGAAATAAATCGACTTTTAAATTAAAAAATATTGGTCCAATCTATTGCATCAATCTTGATGGGCAACCAGATAGATGGCAATACATGGAAGATCAGTTCAAGTATTGGGAGATTGAAAACTATACTCGAATCTCCGCATATGATGGTAGAGAAGATGATCTGAGTGATATTATTTCTGGTCGCTATCCAGAGATGATGACTTCAGGTGAAATTGGATGTACCACATCACACCTAAAAGCAATCAAACATTGGCTCGAAACGTCCGATAGTCCCTATGCTATCATGATGGAAGATGATTGCAATTTAGATCTTGTAAGGTTCTGGAATTTTACTTGGAATGATTTCTATGGTCGCATTCCTTATGATTGGGATGTAGTGCAGATTGCAATTATTTGCACTGGAGATCTTCATGTCAAACTACACAAACGTTTTGTCAACGATTTCTCCACTGCTTGTTATATGATTACTCGCCATCATGCTGAAAAATTAATGAAGCATCATGTTCGAGGAGAAAAGTATAAACTCGATAATGGATGCAAGCCACGTCCTGTTGCGGACGATCTTATCTATAATTCGGGTAATACTTATAGTATTCCTCTTCTTCTTTATAAAATTGAACTTGGATCATCAATTCATCCAGATCATATTGATGCGTTCCACAAGGGTAATCATGATGGTCTTCTTAATTTCTGGAGTCAGCGTGGAGCTGAATTGAAGATTGAGGAACTTATGGATTATGATCCTTATCTTGGAAGAGTTGTGGAAAACTCAGCCGTTGCTCAGGGTTGACAATCTTAAAAATTCGTGTTAGATTGGATACCAATCTTAAGAATGTCTTAGGATTTACCGTAGTTTATTAAAAACATTTAATATGAAGTATACACTTTTTGCTGCATGTGCTCCTTTCCTGATTAGCCCCGCTTTTGCTGGTGGACTGACTGGTAACTATGCTGCAGCTGGTGCTGCGATTGGAACCAATTCAAATAGAACTGCAGGTTCCGTGAGTGGTCGTTTAGATTCTCGTACTCTTGGATCTACGATTCCCGTTTCTCTTCGTCCTCAACTTACCATTGGCAGCGCAACTGGTGGTAACGTTAATGTAACTTATGATGTTCCTGTTGCTAACAACGTAAATGCCTATGTCGGCGGCGGCGCTGGATTTGGAGCAGGTACTGCCATCAACACTAATAACCAAGTTGCAGGCATTGCTGTGCTTGGCGTAGAAGGTGAAGTGGCAAAAAATGTAGTCCTGTTCACCGATCTTAAGTTTGGGTTTGGTTCTTCTACGACCTACACCCCAACTGTTGGTGTTGGATACAAGTTCTGATTTGCTAATAAAATCACGAGGGGGAGCTTGACTCCCCTTTATTTTTGCTATATAATTGTGTAACAATTCGTAATAAAACGAAAATGACTGTAACAACTAATGAGCGTGGTCAGCAAAATATGTTTGCTAAAGAACCCACCATGTATTATGAGAACTACGGACAACTGACTCCCAACCAAGTAAAGGAGAGAACCAATGGGCGCTGGGCAATGGTCGGTTTTGTTGCTGGTCTCGTATCTTATATTAGCACTGGCAACTTCTTCTTCGGTATCTTCTGATGACTGAAGCAATCTTTACAATTACTTCTGTCGCTTTCTTTGTATTGTTGGCAGTATCTGTAGAACAACTTTCCGAAACTTACTAAGGAGAAACACAATGAACAAAATTTTTACCGAATTCGCTGAGCGTTGGAATGGACGCCTGGCAATGCTTGGATTTCTGGCCGCTGCCGGTTCATATCTTACTACTGGTCAAATTATTCCCGGCGTATTTTGATGGAAGTGAACATGCGTAAAGAGAATTATCAAATTCCTCAAGTTGAATTTACATTCCGCGAGAACGGTGAATTTGTAACTCGTACATCTTCGGAACTTTTCGATGGTAAGCGTGTGGTTATTTTCAGTCTGCCTGGTGCATTCACTCCTACTTGCTCTGCTTATCAACTCCCTGGATTTGAAGAGAAGTATGAAGAATTCATTGGACTTGGTATTGATGACATTTATTGTGTTTCTGTTAATGATGGGTTTGTGATGAATGCCTGGGCTAAGGACCAGAACATTGAGAAAGTCAAACTTATTCCAGACGGAAATGCTTACTTCACACGTTCTATGGGAATGCTTGTCAACAAGTCTAACCTTGGTTTCGGTGATCGCTCTTGGCGTTATGCTGCTGTCGTGGACAACGGAGTCATCGAGAAACTATTCGTGGAGGCGGGGCAACGGGACAATGCCGAAACCGACCCTTACGAAGCGACTACTCCAGAAAATGTTCTAGAGTATGTGTCAGCAAATGTAAAAGTTGGCACTACAGTTTAAATAATCAAGGCGTCCGAAGGGGCGCTTTTTTTATAAATACTCCAGTGTTTAAGTAATATCCAATGACATTAGATCTTCATAACTTTTTCAAGTATTATGATGATGGTAATGCTAACCATGTAGCTGCGGTTCAGTGGTTGGAGGATAACCTCCCCGCTGAGTTTATGGATGATTCAGAATCCGATTGGATTGGACTTTTCAGAACTAAACCCCCTACACCAGCAGTTCTGGAAGTTCCTTACTTTAATCAAGTAGATAACTACAGAGATGCACATAGGACTTGCAACAGTTCATCATGTGCAATGTGCCTTGCTTTCCTTAAGCCAGGATCGATTAAGGGTGACGACGAATATGTTAAGAAAGTATTTGCGATTGGCGACACGACTGACCATTCGGTACAGACAAAGGTTCTGGCAGGTTATGGAGTTAAGTCACACTTTAGTTACAATCTTTCTTTTGCTGATATTGATAAAAGTCTTGACGCTGGGAAGCCTGTCGTTATTGGTATCCTGCATAGGGGTTCTCTTTCTGCACCTACTGGTGGGCACATGTGTGTAGTCATCGGTAAGACACCAGATGGCAAAGGATATTATGTTAATGACCCATATGGTTCTCTGAATGACAACTATACAGGCCCTGTGACAAATGGTAAGAAGACCATTTATACCAAAGCAGTTCTTAAGCATCGTTGGTGTCCAGGTGGCAACGATGGCTGGGGCAGAATTTTCGACTGATAGGAGAACAAACAATGGCACGTATCGATTTACACAACTTTTTCAAATTCTATGACGAGAAGAACCCCAATCACGTCAAGGCAGTTCAGTGGTTAGAAGATAATCTCCCAGTTAAGTTCCTTGAGGACAACGTAGATTGGGCAGAAATCTATCGCGGAAAAAAGTCGAACGCTGCAGCACCGGCAGCTGCAGCAACTGCTCCTGTGACTAGCGGTGGTGATGATGTTCCAATGATGGGCATCAAGTTAATCAAAGAGTTTGAAGGATGTCACTTATCTGCATATCCAGATCCTTTATCTGGTGGACTTCCAATCACAATCGGTTGGGGTTCAACTCGCAAGAAAGATGGATCACCTTTCAAACTTGGTGATAAAATTACCCAGCAAGAAGCAGATGAGTTATTAATTAGTCAGTGCAAGAATCAGTTTCTTCCTGCTCTTCGCAAAATCCCACATTGGAATGAAATGTCAGATGGAAAAAGAGGCGCTCTGCTCAGCTTTGCTTATAATCTTGGTGCCGGCTTTTACGGTGGTGATAACTTTAATACTATTACTAAACGCCTGAAGAATAAGGAGTGGGACATGGTTCCCGATGCTCTTTATATGTATCGCAATCCTGGTTCAAATGTAGAAGCAGGTCTTGCACGTAGAAGAAAGGCAGAAGGCGAAGCCTGGAAAAAAAGTTAACCTACCACACTAACTAAGATGGATAAGAAAAAGGAAAATGCTATGGGACAAATTATTCGTATTGCTATCTTGAGTTGGTCTGCTGCTCTTCTTACTGCCAGTTATGCAGGTATGCTGTCAAAGATGGATCCAACATTCATCGCCACAGTATTTACCGCTTCAGCCGCTACCTTTGGTATCAACACCATGAAGAAAGGTAGTGAAGATGATGAAAAAAAAGAAGAACCACGTAGAGAAGAGTTTGTTGTTGCTCCCCCAGAACCTCCAGTTGAAGAACTGTCTGTAACTTTAGAAGAGAGAGTTGAAGCTCTTGAAACTAAAGTAGATGAAGGTGAGGGTTTTGTTCAACCACGTACAGGAGTCTAATAAAAACATGAGGTATTATGCCAAGAGAATGGAACACGCCAGTTCGGGAGCCCTGGAACCCGGTAATTAAAAAGTGTCTCGATGCTGTAGATGAGCATATGAGATTGCACCTGAAAACAGGTGACGACTGGCACCTTTCACAAGCAGAAACCTTAAGAAATTATGTAAAAGAATTGAAAGTTTGGATTCATAAACAAGAGGGTTGGTGGAATGAATGAATTTCCATGGGGCGTTCTTGTAATATTATGTTGTGGTCTTACCTTTGTGGCATATATCATTTACTACATATTACGGTTAGCTCATATGGAGATGAAAGATGAAGAACCTAGCACTCATTCTGTCAGCGACGAGTCTGGCAATTAGTGGAGCACTATGCTATGGTGCTTATGTGACTTATCAAAAGGCTCAAAAGATTCTTGAAAATCCAGAACAGTTTGTTGGTATGGTTGTAGAGAAGCAGGTCAATAAAGCATTTGAGAAACTACCTATTCCCAAGATAAATACTGGGAGTATTAAGTTTCCTTTCTGATGTCAAACCAAGATCCATACATATATCGTATTCGTTCAATCCACAAGGTTGTAGATGGCGATACTATTGACGCTGATATTGACCTGGGGTTTGATATTAGTCTCACTAAACGCATTCGCCTTGCTGGGATTGATACTCCTGAAAGTCGCACCTCAGATGCGAATGAAAAGAAATACGGGATTGAATCAAAGGATTGGTTGAAGAAGCGTTGTGAGAACGCAAAGGATATTCTTATCAAGACCGAACTTCCAGACTCCACAGAGAAGTATGGTCGTATCATCGGTCATTTGTTTATTAATGGTGAAGAGATTTCACTGAATAACCAGATGATTGCTGAAGGTTATGCCTGGAATTATGATGGTGGAACAAAAGTTAAGAACTTTGCCGAACTGGATGCGAAGCGTAAGAAGTAATCACTTTGAGTGAAACTTTTTATACTGTTCTTTCTTTTCTTTCTTCTGTTCTTTTTTCAGTAACTTATTGACTTTCTTGAGGGACTGACTTTTCTCAAAAGCAAAATAAACCTGAAGTTCATATGGGGTAAGATCTCTACTCAAGAGTTTCTTACCCCTTACAAATATCTGTTGAACAATAGGTTTCATCTTACCTACCATCCATTCCACCAAAGATTTCCCAACAAGAGCCGCAGCAACAGAAGCAGTAGCAGTGGTGCCAGCAAGAATAACCTGCTCTTTAGGTGGGATGGGAACTTCCCCGACGATTGGTACTTCAATGACGGGCACTCCTAAGTTACTAGTTTTGGGCGCATCATCGGAAATATTCCGATTATCTTGAGTATTTTGAACAGGAACTTGAACCTGTGGTAGGACTGGTTGAGCATCAGGAAGTCCTCTGGTCTTTTCTTCTTTCTCTTCCTGCTGTTTTTTCTGCTCTGCTCTGACCGCAGCATCAAACTCTTCTTGAGTAGGAACATCAATCACTGGATACTTGATAGTCGTATCGGGCATATTGATGATGGGCATATCAATTTGAGGTATCACGGAACGTTCTGTTCTGCGAGTCACAGGAGGTTCTATCGTTGGAATGATGGGTGGGGGTTCACTTCTTATTTGAATTGGTTTGATTTCCATTTGCTACATCCTGTACTCGTGGATACTTCACAACGACATCAGCACAGATTTTTGCATAAGGGCTTTGAGGGTGAAACGAAATTCCATTCTTCATTGCTTCACCACACTTCAATAATCTGACTAACTCAAAATCAAGACGTGCCTTATCTGCTTCTGCCTGCTGTCTACTGATTTCTGTACGAACTCTTGCCTTACAAAGTTCTTGAAATGAACCATCAAGTGGAACGGAAAAACCTGCGGATAAACCAGCGTTCAGAGAATTTTGTTGATAAGTTGTTGGATCATTATTATTAGATAAACTATTGTATCCAAAGGTCTGAAGGTTCAGTGTAGGTCCTTGACAAGAAACACCACCACCATAAGTATTCATAGCAAAAGGACCCTGAAGCACCTGTACTGCCTGGTTGGTTACGTTACCAGTAGCAGATGCTGAGGGCCCTGCAATATTCGTATTAGATGGTGCTTCTGCAAATGCAGGAGATGCTAAACCGATTATTGTGTAAAGACTGATAATGAGTTTGTGGTAGATTCCTCTACCGTTTTGCGATCTATCCATGTTTCTTTCGCAATTCCAGGAGTCAGATGAGTCTCACTAAACTGGAACGGAGCACCTTGCGTTTGGATTGTGTAGTTCGCTCCTGGACCTGGACGGTCAGGAATATTGATATTAGTACCAGTGACAGTATAAGATGTCCCAGTGGTATATTCTATTTGTTTGATAACTTCAACCACTTCAGTGCGAGTCTTAGTCTCAGAAGTAATTGTGCCACTCGTAAAGTTAGGAGTGACGGGACCAGCATAGCAGGGAGATATAAATCCCGCTGCTGCTAGCAAAGCGGGAGTTATATGTTTCACTTGAATACGCTCAATTCTATGCTGCGTTGTGCAGTTGCGGTTGTTCCCGATCCACCAGCAGTTACAGTGGGAACACCAGTTGGAGAAAGAGTACCCGCAAGTGATCCAGCGTTACCACCTAACTGAGTAGTAGAGTCGCTATAAAGGTTGGGAGAAGCAATTGTTCCAGAAGCTGCCGACTGAGTGGTGACAACAGTATCTGCAGTGACTGATGTTTCAGAGAAAGTAAATGCTGCACCATTTGTATTGATATCATAAGAACCAGCAGTTCCAACTCCCCCAAGAGTTGTAACGTTGATATTTGTACCTGAGACTGAGTAGGAACCACCTACTCTGGTTGATTGTACCGCAGCACCCTGAACGCCTAATTGTACGGAGTCAACAATTTTAGATGTAATTTCAGCAGCAAAAGCAGGAGTAGTGAAGAATAACGAAAAGGCTAAAATGAGTCTTTTCATTGTTCGAGTGTAAACACTGCAAGTATTTATGATAAATATCTAAAAAACTATAAATGGCTATCAATAGAGAATTAAGTCAGTTTGGAAGACTTGTACAAATTATTGATAATGTAAGTATTGGTATTGGAACAACTTCCAATATTAAAGTTGGATTTGGTACGATATCTTCTACTGGTTATTTTGTAAACGATACTCAAGTTATTAATTCCTCTGGAGTTTGGGTAGGTTCCACTAGTGGATTGCAAGGCTCCACAGGTGCTCAAGGAACCACAGGTGCTCAAGGAACCACAGGTTCTCAAGGAACTCAAGGTAGACAAGGAACAACAGGTTCTCAAGGTACAACTGGTTCTACAGGTTCTCAAGGCACAACTGGTACAACAGGTTCTCAAGGCACAACTGGATCAGGTTCTCAAGGAACGACTGGAACTCAAGGAACTACAGGTTCTACAGGTTCTCAGGGTACAACTGGATCAGGTTCTCAAGGAACTACAGGTTCTCAAGGAACTACAGGTTCTCAAGGAACTACAGGTTCTCAAGGAACTACAGGTTCTCAAGGAACTACAGGTTCTCAAGGAACTACAGGAACTGGAACTCAAGGCACAACAGGAACTCAAGGCACAACAGGAACTCAAGGATCTACTGGTGGTTCGGCTACTTTAACCATGAATACTTCTGGAACTGGATTATCTGGTTCCGCAACATATAATGGTTCATCTATTGCTACATTTACCGTAACAAGTAACGCTACTTCTGCTAACACTGCATCGACAATTGTTGCCCGAGATTCTTCTGGTAATTTTACTGCTGGAACAATTACTGCTACCGATTTTAATTCAACATCAGATATTAATTTAAAAACAAATATACAAACCATAGAAGATCCAATCAGCAAGATATCCGAAATTAATGGTGTCACATTTAATTGGATTGAAAATGAAAATCAATCTGTTGGAGTTATTGCTCAAGATGTTGAAAAAGTCTTTCCACAACTTGTAAATGATATGGGGTCTCATAAAGTTGTAAACTACAATGGTTTGATCGGTCTTCTGGTAGAATGTATCAAGCATCAGCAAAGACAAATCGATGAACTGAAAGAACACATGATCGG